ATCTTCTGAGATATTATGTGCGTTTGTATCCCCTCTACTTTCAACGTAGATTATCGCTTCTATTAAATTGTTTTTAGGAATACTCCTAACCACCTCCATAGAGGAAGTGGTCAGAAATATACTAACATTTAACACAATTAAAAATAATTTCATTTGTACCCTAGTTTAGCTTTGACTATATCAGCTTTTATGCCTTTACGCTTTGCCCATTCTTTACCTCTCAGCTCTTCGTGATCTTGCTGAATTTTACGACTGGCTCTAGTAATGGTTAAAACATTTTTATAATGCTCTGCAATTATCATAGAAGATAGAATGTTAATACCATAAGCATCTTGCAATGCTTTGCGTAATAGCTTTTTTGGTTTGTCTCTCATTTCTGGGTTTTCCGTCAATAGCTGTTTTACTTGTTTTGTGATGTTCATATTATAAATTAATTTTGATAAATTCGTTTAACTTAATGTAATCCTTTTTAAATTTCTTTTCTACTGTCATTAGATCTGATGCTTTTTGTATCGAGTGTATTGCAGTAGAATGGTCTCGTCCACCTAAAAAATCACCAATACTTTTTAAAGATGCTTCTGGCATATTTTCTTTAGCTATGTAACAAAACATTTGTCTGCACATTACTTTTTCTCGCTTTCTGTGGTTTCCAGTAATCTCTTTGACTGGTATATTATAGTATTTAGATATGCAATTTATTAGCTTATCGAATGTTAATTTACCTTTTAAAACTCCATCGCTTTGCCAACCACCAATACTTTCTATGCCAGCAGCCGAATAACAAGATGGTTTGTCTTGCTTTGGAAAATATTTATATCTGATATCTCCATCTTCGTCTTGCACCATTACTTGCTCTATTTGTTCCATCTTTACTAGGTCGGTAATCTTTCTGTGTGCTTCTTTCATCCCAACTTTTCTACATAGACCTACTATTGTATTTAGATGTGTGTACCCTTTCTTTAGTGTATTTCTAATGAATAGGTAATCGTGATTTTCTGTTTTGTAATCTTTCACTAGTTGCATATTTCGTTTATGTATACCCTTGCTTGTTCTACTTTTTCTTGTAAGTTTTTAATAACCTCTTCGTCATATTCTATAGGATAGATCTTAATACGATACTCGCTACTTACTTCTGAATAGTCGTGGCTATCTTCATAAGTTAAGTGTTCTGGTGTATTCATTAAGACGTATACCAATTCTGCTTTACGCTTACCAGTTAAGTGCATATAAACTTGTAATTGGTAATAATATGCTTTATTTGGTATGTCTTTTTCAAATAATGGAAAAGTAAAACAATCCCAACTTGATTTTATGTCTATAATCTTATCGTCCAAGATCACATCTGGTGTACCACAAAAATATTCATCTTCAAAGAATTCGTCGTTTTTCTGTGCGAATAGCCAACCTTTTTCTTGACCAGCATAATCTATGGCCATATCCTCTACTTGGTTACCTTTATCTAGATATTTGGACTTTATGTTCTTTTGTACACCATAGATCTGTTCTTTAATCCATTGATCTATATATGATTTGGTTGTTTTAGACAAGACCTCGTTTTTATTACGAGGCTTTGTCATTAAACTACTGGAAGCAGATGCTCTTATCTTAAATTGTTTCATTTTATTGGATATACTTCTGCGTTGATTTTACTAATAGAATAGTGCTTTTTTAACTCGCTAAGAGTTACACCTTTGTCTACTGCTGCGTTCCAGATCTTATCGCCGTGGTTTACCCATTGCTTTTGGCTTTTTGTAGCTTGACTGGCTGAGTTAGCGTCGTCATCTTCTGCTTGTAATCCCAATAATGACTGGAGAGTATATCGTCTGTAATAAGTTACTGCCGATCCTAACTTCTGTGGATCTTCCATATTAGGTAATGGTATGGCACTTGTTACACTTTCTCCAGACTCTACGTCTAAGATCTCAGAAAAGACCTCGCCTTTAATAATTGGCTGTAATAACAATAGACCATTCTTTTGCAGTAATGGCTCTACGTGTCTGAGAAGTGAATTAATGTCAAAATACTTTGACTTAAAAAATGGATTTGTGCTGTCTTTAGAAATTGCTCCAATCTCTTTTTTGACCTCGTTTAGTTTTGTGTATAAATTCATTGGACAAATATAATTAAAATGTTTAAATAATGTTTATTTCGTTAAAATTTTTGTTGTTAACCTTGTATCTGTTTTGTGTGAAACTTAAATGTTTCTTCATATTGTGATTAAAGCCCTCGATTGACCCAGAGGGCTTTTTCTTTTATAGGTATTTTATTTCTTGGTAATAATCTAATAATGTAAAGTGCATTTCTTTTGCATTGTTAATTGCTTTTGCAAGTAGATCTTGTATGCACTTCTGGTTTTTTAAGGTTATATTTCTGCTACCATTAATAACGCTATTCAATGTATGAATAGATATGTTATGATTGGTTGCTGTTTCTTCTCGTTGGCTTACTGATGTGCAAGACTTCAGTATGTCTTTTAATTCTGGGGATATTTTTTTGCTATATTTCATTTTTTTAATCTTTTTGTTTTATTTCGTAATGATTGCATTTATACACTATCTCGTTCCAGCTATCTTCATCCATATCGTCATAAACCTCTTCTAATATTTGGTGTGCCATATCTTCAGAACAATAAAAATGGTCTGTAATATCTGATACGTTAAATATTGCAATTTGATAACCAGCTTTGTATAATAAGTTTTTTGCATCAAATATTTCTTCTGCATCACTTGCGTTTATAGTATATTTTGCGTGATTCAATAAGATTTGTGCGTAGTGTCTTTTGTCTGTTGTTAGATCTTTAATAAAGCCCACCCCTTCGAAATAGGCTATTGCGTCTACTATTTGTTGTCTGTTTGGTTTTATATTCATTTTCTTGTTTTTATGTATGTTAATTCTAAGGCTGCAAATAATCCAATTAAGAATAATATTGATGCTGCTCTTGGTTCTTCTACTGCACAACACCATAATGATAATGGCATAAATGCTGATAATAATTTTAAAATTGGTTCTTTCATATTTTTTTAAATTCTTTACAATGATTTTTTTCTCCTATTATTCTTTGTTCGATATAGTCCTTTGTAATTCCATTTTTGAACTTTGTTTGTCTGTCATAAAAAGCGTAACAAGTTTCTGAAGTACCACAAGGACTTATCCAATAATTTCTGCATCTGTCGCATATTACTTTCATATTATTAAAATGCTTGTATTATAAATGAATCTTCGTCTATCATTATAACTATTGTTTCATTCTCGATAGCATCTATGTCTGGATAATCCTCTTGGTCATAATCACACCAAAAATCTTCTATTCTATCATACTCTGTGTACTCGCAAGTTATAGCTACTGGGTCAAACTCGATTTGTCTGCCCATATCATCTTCTAATTGTTCAAAGTAATTAAATAATGCTCTGAGTCCAGCAGTAGTGTAATTGTAGTGGCGTTTATGAAGTTTAAAACCAACTTCAAAATCGTAAAAATTAATTGTTTGTATCATATTGTTTTGTGTGTTAATTATTATAGGTATTCTAAACAGATATTAATAATATCGTCTGTTAATTTAATTTCGTACTGTAGCATATCTCTAAAATCTTTTTGTCCCTCTACTAATAGTAATGTCTTTTCAAGATCTTCTTTTCGCTCTTTCATCTGACCGAGTATGGTGGATAATTGTTCTGGTGTAAATTCTAAATTCATATTGTGTTTGTATCTTATAATGGTACAAATATAGTATAAAAAACCAATACAAAAAGAATTTTTTTTATTTTATTTTGATTGTTAGCGTATCTTCATCACCTTTTTCGCTGGTAATTAGTATGCTTTTAACTATCTTATAACTGTCATTCTCAAAAATTATATCCTCTATCATTTTAACCATAGCCACACAATTAGAAGCGTCCAATGCTCTTGATTTAAATGTAAAATGGTATTCTGTATTATAAGTATTGTTTTTGCTTAATACTTCATTAAACTGACTCTTTATTATTTTAATGTAATTGTCTTTTATTTTTTTACGATTAGCCCAATGCATTCCAGCGTACCACTTGTTTAACGAGATCTTAGGTAAATTTTTTAAAATTATTATCATACTACAAAATTAGGTTTTTTTTGTTAAGGTCTTTTTAAGATATTTGTAGCCAACAAAACAAAATATATGAAAGAAACATTTTATTTCAGCCACGATTACGGATCAAGGGCAGACGAAAAGATTAAGCGATTAATCTACAAACACGGTATGGAGGGTTATGGTGTTTATTGGTGTATAATAGAAGATTTGTACCAAAACGACAACAAACTTAATAGAGATTACGAGATGTATTCCTATTATCTTAGTTGTACTACGACTTTATACGAAAGTATTGTGGAAGATTTTAATTTATTTGTATTAACGGATAATACATTTAGCAGTATTTCCATACAGCGTAGATTAGATAAAAGACTAGAAAAGTCTAATGTTGCGAGAGAAAAAGCAAATAAAAGATGGAATAAAGAACAGCCAGCATTGCTAGAGCATAACGATAGCATTGCAAGTAAAGTAAAGAAAAGTAAAGAAGATAATATTATAATAGACAATAAAAAACTTTTAGAGGTGTTTAATTCTATTTTAGGTAAGAATGCTAGAGTTGTACCAGAGAAAGCTAAGAAGCAACTAAAAGATAGAATAAAAGAGGGCTATACTAAAGAAGACATAGTGTTGGCTTTAAAAAATGCAAGTAAAGACCAACACCATATAGAAACTAGGTATAAATACTTAACATTAGAATTTATTACAAGACCAGATAAACTCGAAAGATTTGTTAATATGTCGGACTTTAAAATTCAAAGAAAGCACATATGATAAAATCTACATCAGATATATTAGACCAATTATACGATCTACATAAAAATGGTATACCAAAAGGTTATGGCTTAGGTCTTAGATCTTTTGACGAACAGCTTACATTTGTTAAGGGTGGTTGCACAGATATAACTGGTTATCCCTTTTATGGTAAGTCGCTATTTCTCAAAGAGATATTAATGGGCTTAACTATTAACGAGAACTGGAGACATTGTATTTATATGCCAGACGATGGTAGCGATACAGAGGTTATATCTAACTTGCTACATAAAATGACTGGTAAGACATTTGCAAAAGGTTATAAGAATACAATAACCGAGAAAGAAATTGCTAAATATAGCAGTACATTATTAGATAGATTTAAATTTATATCTTCAGAACAAACAATAGAGCCAGAGGCTTTTTGGAATTATGCAAAAGAAAATAATTGCCACTCAGCAGTTATAGACAGTTGGAATTATTTAGCACATAAAGGAGAGCCAACAAGTCCAGATTACCTACGCAAGATCTTATCTAAACGTAATCGCTTTATGGAAGTAAATAATATGCACAGCTTTATTATTATACACCCAAAAAATCCAGATCCAAAACAAGTTAAGAATGGTGACGTAAATAAACCAAGCGTATATGATCTAATGGGTGGCTCAGAATGGAATAACAATGGTAGAAATATTATTGTAGTACATAAGAACTCTAAAGATAACCACGAGCCATATATTATTAATGTAGACAAAGTAAAACCAAAACATTATGGCCAACTAGGTGAATGCTATTTACAAATAGATTGGAACAAGCAAAGATTTTATGAATACGATCCAGTTTTTAATATTAAGAAATATGCATACGACAATCAAGAAATAATAAAAGATCCAATAAAATCAATAATACACGAAACAAATGACCCTTTTTAACGACACTAAAATTATAGAAGAAGCAAGACAAGTTATATCTGGTATTGAATTAAAGATTATGAAACAGCCTAATAAAGCTAAACAAGACAAGATAGACAAATTAAATAGCTTAATGCACTACACTTGTTACCTAGAAAAACAAAATTATGAGTTTTACGATAAGTTTATAAGGCAACTAGATAAGATTAAAATGCTAGAAAACCATATTGATAATTTACAAAACAAAATTAATGTGGATAATAAATTAAAAAACTTTTAAACAAAATGTATAGATTTGCATACAATATGAACCACTACTATACATCAGACGATGAACGAGTAGCAAAGAGCGTCATTGATAGAAAGATACGAGAGGCAAAGGCAAATGCTCTTAGCGAACAATTTTGGGAGTTTGGATATAACTTTTGTGAAGATTGCTTGACATCAAGAGGAATATTGGATTGCTCACATAATATCTCAGTTGATAAAGCCCAAAAAACCAGAAGAACAGAACTGGCTTGGGATGTAAACAATATTAAGGTAAGATGTAGAGAATGCCACAAAAAGCACGATAAATTATGAAAGGATTATATCAAGTCACAGCAAAGAGATCTAACAGAGTGTTAAGCGAAGAGGTTTATGGAAACATAGCAGAGAAAGAAACATTATTTAATAGATTAATGAGCAGACATAAAATACCACACGCAAGACGTCACGAGTGGAAATTACAAGACATAAAACTAAACAAAGAAATATGACAAAAAAAGAACAGATGGCACACTTTGGTTACATAACCGAAGAGATGAAAAAAACACTATTTAGTAAAGGAGACGATTATGCAAACAAAGATCGTCTAAGTAATTTTAAATTGGCTGGAGCAATAGCTGGTGGAGATGCTAGAACTAATTGCTTGAATTTAATTGCCACTAAAGTTGCAAGATTAGGTGTTTTGATTAATACAGATAAAGAGCCAAACAACGAGAGTATAGAGGATAGCGTTTTGGATTTAGCAAATTATTCTGTACTTTTGTCAATGATAATAAACGAAAATAAGTAAAATGAACAAAACAGAAAAAGTATTTGCAGACGGATTTATGTTTAAAATGAATCCAAATTCTCCAGAATGGGTTATTGGTGGTCTTAGCTTAAAAGCAGAAGAAGCCATACAATTTATTCAGAAGCACACAGACAATGGTTGGGTTAATTTAAAAATTAATATCGGTAAAAGTGGTAAGCCATACGTTGAGCTTGACACTTGGAAACCAGAGCCTAAGAAAGAACTGGCTACCGAAGAAGCTGGTTTGCCCTTTTGAAATTAGAGGACATATATTTTGATGATAGCATACGAGATTATGCTCTAAAGCTAACCAAAAATAAATTGGAAGCAGACGAGCTAATCTCTATTGCTTTTGAAATATGTATCCAGAAACCACCACTTGAAAACCTAAAAGGCTATTTTGCAATGGTTATGCGTAACCAATGGCTTAAAAAATGCAAAAAACGAGATCTCTACTTTGACAACGAAAACTCAGAACATCCAGATGTCGAGCAAGTCCTCGATAAAATGAACAATTATTATGCTAATATTTTAAGGGCTATTGCTAATGGCGAGACCTTAACACAAATCCATAAGGGTGCTTCAATAGGTTATAGGACTCTTAAAGCAGATTATAAGAAAGCCAAAAAACAATTTAAGATAATGTACGAGAACAAGATTAAAATAGCTGTAATCGTTAGAGGTATCAATGGAGTTAGTTACCATAGGTTACTTATGCCATTTGCTAAAATGAAACGAGATTATGGTATTGACGTAGTTGTATTACTAAATAAAAATGATGAATTTTTTAATAATTTAGATGGAGTAACACACGTCGTTTATAACAGAAACATATCTGGGTTGCTTCAGCCAGAGGAAACATACTTAAAACTTAGAGCAAAAGGTATAAAGGTTATTTGTGACATAGACGATTACTGGGTATTGCCAAAAGGACATCCAATGCGTCATTATTACCAAAAAAGCCACTTGGATAAATGTATTGTTAAAAATCTAAAGTTGGCAGATCAAGTATGGGCCACGACTCCTATACTTGCAGATAAGGTAAAGCCATATAATAAAAATGTATTGGTAATTAAAAATGCTTTAGATCCACAAGAAAATCAATATGCGTATGAAGATCTGTCTTTGGACTTTGACACTTTCTTTTATTCTGGCGGTACAACACATCTTAAAGATCTAAAATTGTTAGGAGATGCTTTTGATAATGAAACATTTTTCGTAAAGACACCAAGACTACCTAAACGCTTAAAAGGAATTAAGGTGCAGATTAGCGATATACAAGAATACGCTAAGGACTACCAAGATTGTGGCATCTGTGTTATACCATTAAAAGAAAACGATTTTAATAGTTGCAAGTCTGAGTTAAAAATGATTGAAGCTGGACACTTTGCAAAGCCAGTAATGGTATCAGCAGTAGATCCATACAATTTGTTCTCGACAAATAAAAATAGCTTAAAGGTATATAATAATGAGTGGGCATCTGCAATTAAGAAAATAAAAGGTAATCATACAATGCAAGTTGATTTAGGTTTAAAGCTAAAAGAAGATGTTACAATAAAATACAATTTAACTAAAGAGAACGAAAAAAGATTACAAGCACTATGACAGAAGAATTAGAAAAAGAAATACGAGCAATACAAAAACAAAAAGGTGGTCGATTAAGTAAACCACTACAAGAAGAGTTTATACAGCTATGCCAAGATAACTTTAGATACAGACCAGATGTGAGCTGTGGTAAGTGCATATACAAGCACGTAGTTAAATTATACGATAAATATTTAAAATGAAAGTAAAATTAAAAGATCTAAAACCAAATCCTAATAATCCTAGATTTATTAGAGATGAAAAATTTGAGAGATTAAAAAAGTCAATACAAGACTTTCCAGAGATGCTAAAATTACGACCAATAGTTGTTGATGACGATATGGTTGTACTGGGTGGTAATATGCGACTTAAGGCATTAACAGATTTAGGTATAGAAGAGGTAGAAATTATAAAAGCCAAAAATCTTACAGAAGATAAAAAAAAACAGTTTGTCATTAAAGATAATGTAGGATTTGGAGAGTGGGATTGGGATGCTTTGGCTAATGAGTGGGATAGTGAGCTGTTAGGTGAGTGGGGTATGGACGTATGGCAGTTAGATGCTAACTCTGATTTGGATATGGTCAATAGTGGTACTGAAGATGATGAGTGGGTAGGTATGCCAGAATTTGAAGAGAAAGAGGATACGCTAAAAATCATAATACATTTTGAGAATGAATATGACCGAGAGCATTATGCCAAAGAAAAAGATATGGAATTTATCACTAAGCAAAGTGGTGCTTGGATAACGCATTATCCTTTTGAGGGTAGAAACGATATGTCGTCTTTGGAATATGAATAAATATCCAGTATGCATAGTGTCTAAGGATAGAGCAGATATATGTACAACACATAATCTGTTACAGCCTTATGGTGTTAAATACTTCTATATGGTAGAGCCACAAGATTATAATGGCTATGTAGAAAGATTTGGCAAAGACAAAGTTGTTAATATAGGTGCTAACGATAAAGGGATTTATTACGTTAGAAACTTTTGTATTGAGTGGAGCAAAGAACAAGGGTATGAAAAGCATTGGCAGACAGACGATGATTTAAAAGCATTGTTTTACAGACCAATGAATAAATATAAAGGCACAAGAGATAGAGCTAAAATAACAGATCCTACCAAAATGCTAAATACAATAGAACAAATGGCAGATAAGTGTGTAAATTATGGTGGTGGCTGTATAGGACACGATGGCTTTGCTTTTTCTAAGAAGAATAATATTGACTTAAATAAAATGATATATTGTTTTCAGTTACTAAATAATGATGTAAAATCCAGATACCAGCCAAACACTTCTGAAGATATTGATTTTAGTGTTAGGTTATTAATGGAAAAATACGTCACTATGCTTTTTAATGAGTACAGCTTTACTACACCAAAAAGTGGTAGCATTAAAGGTGGTTGCAATTCAGCAGACTATAAAAATAATGGTAGAAAGAAAATGCACGTTAATCTATGTAGAACATATCCAAAATGGTTTACAGAATACACCAAAAATGGTCAGTCAGAAATAAAGCCATCTAAAATATGGAAAACATTTAAGCAGAAACCAATGATGAAAAAACAATGAATACAAAATATCCAGTATATATCGTATCCAAAGGCAGATGGGATAATCCACTAACAGCAAATATGTTTATCAAAGATGGTATTGACTTTAAGATCTTAGTCGAGCCACAAGAATATGACAACTATTGCAAATCGTTAGGTGCTAAATACGTATTGGCTTTACCTTTTTCTAATTTAGGAGTTGGTAGCTACCCAGCCAGAAACTTTGCTTGGGAGCATTCTATTGAGAATGGACATAAAAAGCATTGGACATTTGACGATAATATTAGAGGATTTATACGATTAAACAAAGGATATAGGATTAAATGTAATGGACTAAAAGCAATACAGACATTAGAAGAGTTTACAGACCGATACACTAACATAGGGATAAGTGCATTTAATTATCAATACTTTACTGGTGGTTTTACTAAGAAACCATTTTATGTTAACACACACGCTTATAGTGCTATGTTAATGCGTAACGATATGTCTTTTAGATGGAGATTAAAATATAACGAAGATGTAGATCTATGTTTGCAAGTATTGGATGCTGGTTTGTGTACTGTTTTATTTAATGCACTTACAATAGATAAAGTTAGCACAATAGTAAAAATGAAAGGTGGTAACCAAGACGAGCTTTATAAAAATAATGCACACGAAAAGAAAGTGCTAAAAGCAAGATCTTTGGAAGAGATATGGCCACAATACGCAGAAACTAAAATGCGATTTGGTAGACCACACCATTATGTTAACTGGAAAAAACATTTTACCCATAAACTAAAAAGAAGAACAGATATTGACTGGGATAAAATAGAGAACAAAAAAAGCGATAAATTTAAACTAAAAGCTGTAAATGACATTAAGTCAAAAAAGCTACAAAGATTTTATAAAAATGACAAAAACTGACATATTAAAAGCAAATTTACTTGAATCGTTGGAAAAGGCTTTAGGGGTTGTTACAACAGCTTGTAAGACAGCTGGTTGTAGCCGAGAGACTTTCTACAAATACTGTAGAGAGGATGAAGAGTTTAAAACTAAGGTAGAGGACATATCCAATATTACATTGGACTTTGCAGAAAGCCAACTACATAAGCAGATTATGGATGGTAATACAACAGCTACAATATTCTATCTAAAAACCAAAGGTAAGAACAGAGGGTATGTAGAACGTTCTGAAGTACAGCAAGAAACTACATACAAGAGTTTAGATATTAACATAATCGATACTGGAGTACCATTAGCGTCTAACGAAAAGGACATAGTTGATTAAGACTGGCGTACTATATCACAAGAACTATTATTCCAAAGCAGATACAATAGTTAATCAAGGTGGCACATCTTCTGGTAAGACGTATGCTATTTTACAAGTGTTATTTACAAAAGCATTGGAAGAGGAGTGTACAATAACAATAGTTGGTCAAGATATACCTAACCTTAAGGTAGGAGCATTTAGAGATGCTCTGGATATAATTAATTCAGATGATAGTATAAAGCAACAGATATTCCATTACAACAGATCAGATCGCATATTTACGTTTAAAAATAAGTCCATAATGGAGTTTAATTCTTACGATAACCAACAAGATGCAAAATCTGGTAAAAGAGATTACCTATTTGTGAACGAAGCGAATGGTATTCCTTACAATATGTACGAGCAATTATCTCTGAGAACAAGAAAGCAAGTTTATATAGATTATAACCCAGATACGAGCTTTTG